GCCCAGCCGGCCACCCCGGCCACCGCCCCGTCCGGGACGCTGCTGGCCGAGTTCGTCCTGTCCGACCCGTCGTTCGGCACTCCGGCCGCCGGCGTGGCCGCCCTCGACGTCACCCCGGCCCTCACCGACGACGGCCTGGCCGATGGGACCGCCGGCTGGGCGCGCCTGCTCACCGGCGATGAGGCCGCCTCTGACGGCCAGGGCGTCATCGACGGCACGGTCGGGACCTCCGGCGCCATGCTCAACCTCAACACCGTCGACGTCACCGTGGGCGTCCTGGTCGAGATCCTGTCCGGGTCGATCACCGCGCCGGCATCCGCGTAAGGCCCCCGGCCCCATGACCGTCACCCACGACGCCTCCGGCGGGTCCGGGTCCTCCGTTGTCATTGGCAACGTCGACCACACCCACACCCCGGTTGGCACCCCCCGTGGCGTGGCGGTTCTCATCTCCCAGGCCGCCTCTGGCGACCAGGTCTCCAGCGTCACCTACGGCGGGGTCGCCATGACCCGCGTCCGGTTCTCCAACCGGACCACGTCGGAGGCCTGCGCCGCCTACACCTACGTCCTGGGCGCCTCCGTCCCCACCGGTCCCCAGACCGTCCGCGTCGTCACGACCGGCTCCGCCGCCAAGGCCATCCGCTCCCAGACCGTCACCGCGGCCTCCGACGTGGGCGTCGACGTCGAGGACGGCGCCACCGGCCTGGCCGCCAACCCGTCCGTGTCGCTCACCCCGACCGCCCAGGCCCAGCTCTACTACGTCAACGCCTCCGGCCTCAACACCCCCGTATCGACCCCGCAGGCTGGGACCACCCAGATCACCACCCAGGACCTGGGCGCAATCTCCGCCCACTTCGGCCGTAAGAACGTCGCCGGCGCCGGCGCCACCACGATCGGCTGGACGTCGGCCTCCGACGATTTCGCCCACGCCGCCCTGGCCCTCGTCGAGGTCGCCTCCGTCGTCGAGGGCGCCCTCGACGTCGTCCTGCCCGCCCTCCAGGTCGACGCCGCCGGCTCCGTCACCGTCGAGGCCGTCCTCGACGTCGTCCTGCCCGCCCTCCAGGTGCAGCTCGCCGGCGTCCTCCACCTGCCCGTCGAGGGCGCCCTCGACGTCGTCCTGCCCGCCCTCGACGTCGCCCTCGCCGGCGACCTGACCGCCGTCGGCGCCCTCGACGTCGTCCTGCCCGCCCTCCAGGTCAACCTCGCCGGTGACCTGACCGTCGTAGTCGCCCTCGACGCCACCCTGCCGGCCATCGACGTGCAGCTCGCCGGGCAGGTGGAGGTCGAGGGTGTCGCCGGCGTCCTCGACGTGGTCCTGCCGGCCATCGACGTGCAGCTCGCCGGCACCCTCACCCCGCCTGTGCTGGGCACCCTCGACGTCATCCTGCCCGCCCTCCAGGTCGACCTCGACGGCCAGATTGGAGCTGACCTCGTGACTCTGCTGGGTGAGGCCGCCCAGCTCGTCCGCGACGAGCTGCGAACCGCCAACGTCCGGGCCGTCCTGAACCTGGCCGAGGTCAACCCGCCATGTGTGTGGGTGCAGCTCGACCGGGTCGAGCGCCGGTTCCTCGACGGTGTCGCCTACATCGCCCAATGGAATCTGTGGGCCATCGCCCCCGACGCCCGCGACATGTTCGCCACCCTCAACCTCCTCGACGGCCTCCAGCTCGCCGTGTGTACGGCATTCCAGCCGGAGTCCCCCGTCGAGGCCGTCCCCCTCCAGCTCCCCGGCGGAGGCGACCCGAAGCCCGCGCTACGTCTCATCGTCCGTACCCGCGTCACCTGAGAGGACCGGTTTCATGCCCATCAGCAAAGTCAAGGTTGGCCCCGGTACGTTGGAGTTCGGGTCCCCGGCCGCCGACCATTCGCCCCAGATCCTGAGCGCGACGGTGTCGTTCTCCAAGGACAAGGAGGACGACCGTAAGGTCCTCTCCGGTGAGACCGTCGCCGGCGCGTCGACCCGCTCCGCGACCCTGTCGTTCAACCTGCTCCAGGACCTCGCCCTGGCCTCCGGCCTGGTGTGGTGGAGCTGGGACAACGCCGGCGAGGAGCACCCGTTCCGCTACGTCCCCAACACCGTGGCCGACCAGGAAATCGAGGGCATCATCGTCGTCGAGCCCATCGACGTCGGTGGCGACGTCGACGCCGACGCCGAGTCCGAGGTCGAGTGGGACTGCGTCGGCATCCCCACCCACGGCATCATCGCCTGACCATGCCCCGAGCACAGCTAGAGGTACGCGGCGCCCGGCGTCTACGAGCGACGTTGCGCGCCGCCGGCGACGACCTGTCGGATTTACGGGACGTCCACGGGTCGGTCGCCGCCCTGGTCGCCGGTGCGGCGCGCGCGCCGCGTCGCACCGGTCGACTGGCTGCCACCGTCCGTCCCTCCGGCACAAAGACCGCCGCCATCGTCCGAGCTGGGTTCGCCGCCGTCCCCTACGCCGGCCCCATTCATTGGGGATGGCCCGCCCGCGCCATCAAAGCCCAACCGTTCCTGTCCGACGCCGCGACCTCAACCGAGACCACCTGGCAGTCGTTCTATTTCGCCGAGATAGAGCGCATTCTCGACACCGTGAAAGGTATCTGACCATGGCCGTCAAGTCCCGTAACGTCGGAAAGGCCCCGCAGCTAAAGGCTCCCCGGCTGGTGTGTGTGATCCCCGACTATTCCGCCCGCGACAAAGGCGAATACCTGGAGGTCGAGCTACAAGCGGAAGGGCAGGACCTAAGCGATTACGACCAGGTCCGTGGCGCCCGAAACTGGCCAAAGGCCGTCGACGGCCCCAACTTCTGGCTCGCATATCTGGCCTGGTCGTGTTTGCGTCGCGAGGGCCTGGTGCCCACCGACGTCAAGTTCGACGCATTCCGTAAGGACTGCCTGGAGGTCCGTGACGCCGACTCCGACGACGTGGACCCTACGACCCAGACGAGCGAGCTTACGCCCTAGTGTTTCTCGCCGTCGCCACCCACACTGACCCCCGAATATGGTTCGGAATGGACGACCGGATCGTTCAAACCGCGCTCAACATCGTCCTAGGTGACCCGGAGGATTGACATGGGAAAGACCGCCATCCTCGCCGTCCGCATTCTCTCCGACGCCGACACAAAGGGCTTTGACCAGGCCGGGACGAAACTGTCTGGCTTTGAGCGCGGAATGCGAACGGCGAACCGTGGCGCCCTGGCCGTCGTCGCCGGCGTCACCGCCTTGGCCCTGGCCACCAAGGATTCCGCCTCCCGTGCCGAGCAGGCCGCCGGCGCCGTCGAGTCCGCGTTTGGCCGCCAGGCCGCCGCCGTGGACAAGCTGGCCGCCGGCGCCTCGACCAGGGTCGGCCTGGCCGCCTCGCAGTACGGCGAGTTGGCCTCCGTGCTGGGTTCCCAGCTCCGTAACCTGGGCGTGTCCGAGGACCAGCTCGTGGGCACCACCGACGACCTCATCAGTCGCGGCGCCGACCTGGCCGCCACCTTCGGAGGTACCACGGCCGAGGCCGTCGACGCCCTGTCGTCCCTGATGCGCGGCGAGCGTGACCCCATCGAGCGTTACGGCGTGTCGATCAAGGACGCCGACATACAGGCCCGGCTGGCCGCCGAGGGTCTGACTGGTCTGACCGGTGAGGCCCGTAAGCAGGCCGAAACCCAGGCCACCCTGGCCATTCTCACCGAGCAGACAGCCAACGCCCAGGGCACATTCGCCCGTGAGGCGACCTCCGCCGCCGGCGCCTCCCAGATTGCCGCCGCCCAGGCCGAGAACGCTAAGGCCGCCCTGGGCACGGCCCTGCTCCCCGTCGTGGTCGCCGTCTCCGGCGCCCTCGGATCGCTGGCTGGGTTTATGACCCAGAACGCCGGCGCCACCCGCATCCTGGTCGTGGGCGTCACCGCCCTGGCCGTGGCCATCATCGCCGCCAATGCCGCGATCAAGTTCTACGGCGCCGCCCACACCGTCCTGGCCACCGTGACCCGCGCGTCCACCGGTGAGACGATCCGGCACCGGGTCGCCACCATCGCCTCGACGGTGGCCTCCAAGGCCGCCCGTGTCGCCGTCGTCGCCTGGACCGTGGCC